TTAAGCGAGAATGAAGCGAACACAATCCGGCTTAACGAACTTGAAAGAAAGGCTGGCAAGCTGCTTGATGATGTAGTAAGCACCTATGACGGTATAACCTATCGTTACTCTATCGAATCAATTGGCACGGAAGCGGATACAGCTTTGAAATGCCATTACGTGAATGTGAGAATTTTATTTGAAGTAATAAATGTAAAACTATAAGATTATGATTTCAGCAGTAGGAATAAAAAGAATCTTGTTTGCCGATATTGATAAGGTAACGGCAGACATTACCCCCGAAATAGCAAGGACTTTGATTCAAGCAGCTATAACTGCAAAAGATGAAGTAAAGAATGTGCATGGTGAAACATGGACTATTGATGAAACGGAAGCATCTGTTACTGGTTACAAGAATCAGTTGACCGGTCAGACTTATCGTTATGATACGACTCCCGGTGAAGTTAGTCCGTCTTTCTCTATCGGTCAGTATGACTATAAAACAAAAGCTGAACTAATGGGTGGTGAAGCGATTAAGAAAGGCGGTGAAGGTTCGGATAAGGACTCCCTTGTTGGCTGGAGACGTGCGGCTGGTAAGGTTGTTATCAATAAGGCTCTTTTCTGCCTTACCGACGATGACGTTTGGTTTATTTTCCCGAACTGTCAGATTGTGGCCCGTGAAGCTAACACAGACAAAGCGATTGCTATCGCAGTCAAAGGACTGGTGCAAGAACCGGAAGTTGAAGGTGTTTCTTCTGAATACAATTATGATGAAGCAGAAGTAAAGGCATTAGCCCCTGAAGCGTAAGGTAAAATGATAGAGGGGCGGATATTCTGTCCCTCTTAAAATTAAAAGCATGAATAGAGGCGCACAGATTGTTTCGGCTTCGATTATTGGAGCGGATTTTGTGAATGTTATGGTAAATGGTCGATGCTACACGGTTTTCCCGCCGACAGTGCATAAATTGGCTGGGGCAGGAATGTTCCTTTCTGATTTTGGTGATGAACAAACAGTACGTGATGTGATTAGTAGTGTCAATGACTCCGAAAAACTTGCACATGCCTTTTCGTGGCTTGTACAAGGAAATGACGAATTATTCGATGAGTTGTCTCATGGTACATTTGATGAACTTGTTGATGCTATTGATACGGCTTACTCTCTTATCTCTGTTGAAAATTTTACCAGGCTATCAACTTTGGCGAAGAACGTAGCAAGTCTGATAGCAAAACAGAGGTAATCGGAAACGATTGTCTGCTCGGACAGATTGCAACGTTCATGGAAAATCTGCATCTGTCGTATCGGGAAGTGGTTTATGACATACCATATAGAAACTTAATTATCATGCAGAAAGATAAGTTGCATGTCTGTTATGGTGAAAAAGTGAACAGGATAAGTGGTAAAGAATTAGCAAACAGAAGAAGAAAAAGAAAATAATATATGCCGAAACTTGTATTCAAAATAGCAAGCGATTGGGAAGAAGTAGTCAGACTCCGTAATGAGATTGCGAAGTTAAAGCAGGAATTGAAAGGCATGGATAGCACACAATCTCCTGCCGCTTTTAAAGCCCTTAATACCCAATTATTCACTTCTACGCAACGAATGAATGAATTGGTAACCGATGCAGCCAAAGCCGGTGCGGTTATAGAAGGCGACTTCAAAAAGAAAATCTTCGATACCTCCCAGGTCGTGAATGGATTCACAGAGAAGATTCTTGCTCAAAAAGCGGTAGTTAAGGATATTGAAGCGGATGTAAAACGACTTGGGGATGCTTATCGTATAGCATTGAAAAGGAATCCGTTATCAGCAAATAGCAAGTTAGAAGAATACAATGCTGCCCGCAAAGCTCTTGATGAAGAAAAGGCGGCTTTATTTGGATTAACCCAACAACAAGCCGAAGCGCGTCTTTCCGTAAAGAAACTTCGGGATGAATACGCCCTTTACAATGATAATGCTAAGGAAATCGTAGAAAGTAACAACGGTATCGCTATTTCTTGGAAGAAAGCATTGGCGGTTATTGGTGGTGCTGGAGTATTAAAGGCATTAGGTTCTGAAATAATTCGTGTTTGTGGAGAATTTCAATCCATGCAGACCGCTATTGAGACTATGGTTGGAAAGGATATGGCAGGGCAACTGATTCCGCAAATCAAGGAGCTGGCTAAGATTTCTCCACTTACTATGTCAGATATGGTTGGAGCAGAAAAGATGATGCTTGGATTTAACATACAAGCAGAAGACACTATCAAATACTTGAAAGCCATTAGTGATATTTCTATGGGGGAATCCAGTAAGTTCAATTCGCTGACTTTGGCATTTTCACAGATGTCAGCAGCGGGTAAACTTATGGGGCAGGATTTGAATCAAATGATAAACGCTGGATTCAACCCGTTACAGATTATCTCCGAAAAGACCGGAAAATCTATCGCAACTTTGAAAGATGAAATGTCCAAAGGTGCTGTTTCCGCAAAAATGGTACAGCAAGCATTTATTGATGCCACTTCCGCTGGCGGCAAGTTCTACAATATGTCAGAGAATGCCTCAAAGACTATCAATGGACAGTTGTCTATGATGCAGGATGCGATGGATGCTGCCTTCAATGAAATAGGACAGAAATCGGAGGGTGTCATAATGAAAGGTATTCAAGTGACTACCTCACTGATTGAAAATTATGAAACAGTAGGAAAAGTTTTGGCTGGTCTGATTACAACATACGGAACATACCGCACCGCTGTGATGCTTGTTACTGCCGCCGAGAGCAAGCATACCCTTGTGGAGATTGGACTTACCAACGCTCGCATATTGGCAAGAAAGGCGCAATTGGCTTTAAACGCTGCTATGCTTACCAATCCTTATGTTGCTTTGGCTACGGTAGTAATGGGGCTAACGACCACAATGTGGGCGATGTCTGACAGTACAACTGCTGCTGCACGTGCCCAAAAGGAATATAACGACATTAAAAATGCAGCATCTAAAAAGGAGCAGGAGCATAGACAGAAAATAGAAGAACTGTTAACTGCCGCCCGTGATGAAAGTTTGGCTACTCTCACTCGCCAAAAGTCATTGGAGGAACTTCGTAAGGAATATCCGAAAATCTTTGAGCAATACGATGTTGAGAAGCTGAAACTGGAGGATATTCTAAAGTTGAAGCAACAAATCAATGAAGAGGATTCAAAACAGTCCGTTCAAGAGAGAAAAAACGACTATATCTCATTAAAGCAAACGGTTTCCAACCAACAGAGATACCTGCAACTATTTGATAATCCCGACTTGCGTAAGAACATGTCTAAATCTGATATGCAAATATGGAGAATGTTCGCAGGCAAGCAGTCCTACGTACAGATTCGGGAGCAAATGGAGAAGAACTCCGAGCTTTTGAAGAAATACCAGAAAGATGTATTGGATGACAATATATCCGCTTATAAAGCCAACCTTAAAAACTATTCCAAAGAAAGGCTTGAAGCGGAATTGGAGCTTGCTCAATCGTCCGCATCAAAGCGCAACGGTTTTGTTGTAAATGGGATGATGGTTAAAGGTGGTGATTTAGAAGGTGTAATATCTTCTATCAATGGTGCATTGGCAGAAAAGAAATCTCCGACTACTTACAAACAAGATTACGAGAAAGCTAAAAAGGACTGGGAGGATGCCAAGAAGAAACTCTCTGAAATAGAGAATGACAAATTCAAGTTTACTTCAAAACAGTATGAAGAAGCCAAGAAACGGGCAGAAACAACTGAAAAAGCCTACAAGAATTTGGGCGGCATCACCGGCAGTTCATTAACCAAGCAGGAAAACCAGGCAAAAAAGGAAGCGGAAAACCAACTCAAACAGCAGGAACAGCTTTCCGACCAGCTTCTTTCCCTTCGTCGCAAGAACCAGCAGGACGAAATCAACCTCATGGCTGACGGAACTGAAAAGAAGCTGGCACAGATTGACTTGGACTATCAGAAAGAGCTTGATGCCATCCGTAAGCAAGAACAGGAATGGAGTAAGGCTAATGGTGGCAAGCTGACAAAGGAGCAGTCTGTACAAATATCCCTTTCGTATTCGCAGGCAGAAAATAAGCGTGACAAGTCAATCTCCGATGTTAACAAAGAGGAACTCGAAGCCATGAACCGCTACCTGAAGGAATACGGGACGTTCCAGCAGAAGAGGGATGCTATAACAAAAGAGTATAACAACAAGATAGCCAAAGCCACTACCGAAGGCGATAAGAAGATGTTCCAAAAAGAAATGGAAGAAGCATTGTCCTCTGTGGATATGGATAAGCTCAAACAAGAAATCAACTGGGAACTTATCTTCGGTGATTTAAATAAGGTTTCCAAGAAATCTCTTGAGCAAGTCAAACAACAGCTAAAGGCTTTCAAAAGTTCTGATGAGTATAAGAACATGGCTGTCGACCAGAAAAAAGTGATTGACGAAGCATTGAATAATATTCAGAGCACCATCATCGACAAAGGCGGTTTGCTTGGCGATTTGCCGGAGCAACTGGATGCTTTGCGCATTGCCCAAGACGAACTTAAGCAAGCGCAGGATGAGTATAACAAATCTCTCAAAAGTGGTACGGATGCCGAGAAAGAAGCTGCTCTCAAAAAGAAAAACAATGCCGAGAAAAACGTTCAGAATGCGGAAGCGAATGTAGCCAGGAGCGCGGATAAAACCAAACAAAATCTGATTACATTGGCTGACACTATTACCCAGCTTGGCAGTTCTTCTGAAATATCTTTATCCCAAATAGGAAACATTGCTTCCGGCCTTGTTGATGCGTTTTCCGAAGCAGGAAGTAAGATAGGCGGTATTATTGGCGCGGTGTTTTCCCTACTTGACGGAATAGAAAAGCAAGGCTTTGACGGGTTTGTCGAGAATATTTTTTCGAGTGTATTTAGAGCTGCTGCAAGCATATGGGATACAATCACATTCGGGGCGTTCTCTAAGATAACCGGTTCCGGTGACAGCGATAAAACCCTTGAGCGGGACATTGAGTACCTTACACAGTCCAATCAGGATTTGAAAAATTCATTGGATAATCTTTCCGAGAAGATGGATAAGGCTTCTGTCACGGACGCTTCTGATATATATGAAGTGCAAAGGGAAAATATTTTGAAGCAGGAAGCCAACACATTGGAAGCCATGCAGCGCAGTGCAGCGGCATACAGTAACGGTTTCTTGGGAATGGGCGGCTCGCATTCATCGAACAACAAGATAGATAAGGGAATATCTGCCTCTGAATGGAGCAGGGTCAGTGACATTGTTGGAAAATCTGTGAGTAATGCAGGCCAGTTTTTCCAGTTATCCAGTGAACAGATGTCTAAGCTTGCAGAAGAAGACACCTCCTTGTATTCAAAGATAAAGAATCTTGCAGACGATGGATATAAGAACGCAGCTCAATACATGGATGAATACATCACCTACTATAAGCAGCTTGAAGAGCTTGAGAACGCTTATAATGAAAAGCTTACCAACACTTCTTTTGACAATGTAAGGAATGACTTTAAGAATGTACTTCTCGACATGGAATCCGATGCGGAAGATTTCGCTAATGATTTTGAGAAGATGATGCAGAATGCCATTGTTGAAAGTCTCATGACAAAGAAGTATGACAAGCTGATACAGGACTGGTACGGGGAGTTTGCAGAAGCCATGAAAAGTGGTGGCAAGATTGATGAAATTGAACAGGGCAATCTTCAAAACAGATGGAACAGCATAGTTAATCAGGCATTGGCCGAGCGTGATGCCTTGAAGGAGATGATGGGTTGGGAGTCAGAATCGGATTCCACCCGTGAAGCTTCTCAGAGGGGAATCGCCACAGCCTCGCAGGATTCGGTAGACGAGAACAACGGGCGGCTGGCCGTCATGCAAGGGCATACGTACTCCATCAACGAGAATGTCAACCGTATGGCTACCGGCATAGACACTATCGCCGCTCATACCGTCAACCTCTCATGTCTGACAAACATAGACAAGACCATGCAGTCCATCCTTTCCATGCGGGACGCCTCGCTCACCCATCTGTCGAACATAGACAGCCACACGGCAAGGCTGGAAGCTATTGAGAACGCCATTGTCTTTATGAAGAACGATATAAACACAATGTTGATTAAGGGACTCAAACTGAGTAGGAACTGATGAAAGGACAACTCTACATAGACAATAAGGATATTTTCACCGAGTTGGGTGTTGCCACCTTACAAGGCAATTACGGTGAATTGGTTGCGTTCCCGCCTTCCAAGACGCCCGACAGCAACGACTGGGCAGAAGAGGACGGAAAAGAGTTCGACCTTTCGGAAATGCATCTTGACACGAAAGACGTCACGCTTGAGTTCGGCTTCTTCTCGGAGTGGAAGTATAACGATTTCGTAGCCCTGTTGTCTGATATGGGCTACCACGACTTCAACTTCCCGCAACTCGGACGTACATTCCGGTTGAGACTTTCTTCACAGAGCAGCTTTGGGATGCATAGTAACACCGAACGCTCCAAGTTCACTTTTGCCAATGATTTCCCGCGCCCGGATGGTTATGCATATCAGGAACCGATAAACAGCGTCCCGCTGCCGAAAGGTTACGAGCTGGACGATGTGGACTTATCCGCTTATGGTGTGCTCATTCTCAAAGGCAGTAATGCGGAGATACTCAAATCCCCTGCCGTGAAGAAGAACCTGCTTCAAAACTTCAAATATCAGGACGGGGCAATCTATGACGGGCAGTTCGTGAAGTTCCAGACGAAAGATGTGAACCTTAAATGTCTGATGCGTGCCCCGGACTTCGATACGTTTTGGCGAAACCGTGATGCTCTTTTGTATGACCTCACCAGACTATCAGTTAAGACCGATGCCGAAGGATACGAGTATGAAGACGCGGAGCGTATGTTTTATGTTGACGAATGGTCTGAAAGTTACCCGTGTTATTACAAGAGCTGCAAGACAGAGCATTTCAATCCTCTTGGCGGGATATGGTGGGAGTTCACTTTAACCCTTGTGTTCACCAGTTTCCGACTTGGGGATACCGAATATTTGCTTGCTTCGGAAGCCGGAGAGTTTATAATGACCGAAGATGAAGAATGTTTTATTGATTTAGGAGATTAGAACTATGCCATTAAGAAAGAAGAAAATATCAGAATTGCCCCTTGCCGACAGCCTAAAGGGATTATATACCATTGGTTACAAAATCATAGATGGTATCAAGACCAGTGTAAAGGTTAGCTTGGAAGATATTCAGACCGCTTATCAGGATGTCGTCAATGCAATTAAAAAATCAGAGGAAGCGGCCAAGAACGCAAATAATGCCGCCACTACCGCCAATGAAAAGGCAGTACTTGCTGATACCGCAGCGGCAAATGCTAACGACACCGCGGAACATCCTACCTATATCGGACAAGACCACTATGTCTACAAATGGAACAAGACCGCCCAAGCATACGACAAGACAGACATCTACACCAAAGGCGATGCTTTCTCTATCAAGAAGGTATATGCTTCAGTTGCTAACATGGAAGCCGATAAGAGCAATCCGGATATTACAGAGGGCGATTTTGTATTGGTGAACACGGGTGATGTTGAAGACCCCGACAATGCAAAACTGTATGTCAAGGCTGACGGTGACTTTGAGTTCCTTGTCGATATGTCCGGCGCTATCGGCTTCACGGGTAAGACACCTCAATTCTCAATGGGGACGGTTACTACGCTTGAAGCAGGGGCATCCGCTACAGCCACGGTGTCAAGTGACGGAACGGATGAAGGCGGAAACCCGAAATACAAGCTGAATTTCGCCATTCCGCGCGGTAATCCCGGTGCTCCTTTCCGTGTAGCCGGTGAATACACTACCTTGGAAGCCTTGAAATCCGCTGTTCCCGATGGTTCGGCAGTTGACGGGTTCATGGCTGTAGGTACTGAAGCTCCTTACGATTACTACGCATGGGTGAACGGTGACTGGGCTAATCAAGGGAAGATAGCGGGCGGCGGTTCGGGGAACGTGGTAGTTATTCCTGCTGCTGCGATGAGCCTAAGCGACCAAGCAACATCCGATGAGATATTTAATGCTTTTGGTGGGAAAGACGCTTTCATGGATATATGTCAGAGCATCGTCAATAAAGATACTGTATGTGTTGTAGCAAACATCCCCGAAGAATCAGGGATGAAACTTGTATATATTCCAGTAATGGCGATGGCTACCTATACGGATGCTAATAATGCTAATTTTATGATGGCAATTATTACAGAAACGACTTTCCAATTAGTTGTAACAGTCACGGATGGAATTGCTACCCAATCGTCTCAGGTTTTAAATCATATTTACGAAGCCCCCTCTGACGGTAACGTCTACGGTCGTAAAAATAAAGATTGGGTGAAAGTTCCCGAAAACTCAAATGTCATTATCCTGCCGAAAGAAATACTTGACTTGACAGGTAGTTCCTCCTCAGAGGAGATATTAGCTGCATTTGGCGGTATAGATAAATACAAGGATTTGCTTGAAAAATTGAGCACAAATAATTGCTTGGTACAGATTGGAGAACCGTCATTAGGCTCATTAAGACATATCTATACTCTTGTAGAATATGCTGTCAATTTCGCTTCAAACAAACAATCGGGAGCGTTATCTTTAAATATCTACAACGAAGAGCAGCAGTTAAGAAGACTTCATTTCTATTCGGAGAACAACGGCACTACAGCCCGTTGTGGCGAGGCAAGCACTTTCCAGCTCGTCAGGGACACCGACGTCCTCACCAAGACCAACACTTCATCATTCACCCCTACGCAGCCTTATCATCCGGCGACGAAGAAGTATGTGGATGATAGTATAAAAGAAAGCCTTTACTATGTAAATAATGACAAATTCCTTAGCTATTTCATAACACCTGCATATCGTATTGATAGTGATGCCGAAGATTCTATTATTATGTGCTTTAATACTATTGATAATTTTAAAGCATTTGTAGACAAAGCGATAGATGCTGGGGTTACTCTTGTTTTTATAAATAATAATCTTAATGAAAAGATATACATTAGAGATTACCACGTTTATAGAAGCAACAATAACAACCGTGAATTATCTTTCATATTTAATTATTCCAATAATGGGGAAAGTTTTCAATTTATTACAACAAGAGTATTTATTTCTTATAATGCAAGTTACGGGTATAAGTTTGTAGTCAAGAACTTAATTTCTTCCGACAACCTCACCACCATAACCAAGAAAACCGCCGCCGAATACGAGGCTATTGGCTCTAAGGATGCCAATACAGCATATTGTGTAACCGATTAAAACAACAATTATGAGTAACGAAAATAGTAATCTTAGAGTTGGTTCGGCGGGAGCTGGGCTGTTGGTGGGAGACAAGCTGATTGCCGGGAAAGAGTTTGATTGGAGTAAGCTCTATGCCAATCTTAGCTATGTATGGCCTAATGGTGGAACTACTGGTAGTTTTCCTGTTATTATTGCTAATCTTAGTAGCGACCCTGTTCTTCTACAACGTGATGGAGAAACAGAAGAAGTTGCTCCTGGTAAAATTGATTGGTATACTATCGGTGGTCAAGGTCAAGCTATTTCTGAAATTTCTTTATTTAACGAAGATGCTAACGGCAATGGTTCCAGCAAACGAGTTGTTCAATTTTATTCCACAATGTATGCAGAGGGTGAGAGTATTAATTACGGTTATGCTCATAATCAAATTATGGATAAGAATGAACTAATTAATGATTTTACAAGCGAAGTGTATAAGCAATTTGCTTGGATTGTTTTTATTTTTGATAATTAAATAGATATGATTGCAATTAAAAGTGATAAAATAACAAGTAATATTATAGAATTATTAGAGACAGCATTTAAAACTAATTCACAATGAAAACAATCTTTTTAGACAACTGGTTTGCGAAATTTATCCTCTTTGGCAGCTATCATACAATCATGTTCTTCGGCTTTATCCTTACGAAGCTGAAAGAGTTGTCCGAAACAACCATACGCCATGAGCGTACACATCAGAAACAGTTCTTCGAGTGCATGGAGATAGCGGCTATCCCATCCATCCTATTGGCATTCCATGTCAGTGCATGGTGGTTGTTACTTATCCCGCTATTCTATTACATTCTGTATGGCGTGGAGTGGTTCATCAGTCTTGCGTACCACTTGTTCACGGATGAACGGATAGGTGGCGGTAAAGTAAACGCCAACGCTTACCGTGCAAGTGCATTTGAAATGGAAGCCAAATTTAATCAGGATAATCCGAACTACCTGAAGGAACGCAAATGGGGTGCATGGTTCAGATACTACGGCACTATTTAATAGCAACAATTTAAAATTATGATTACCATATATAACGGCAATGAGACAATTGAGCTTCTGACGGATGACAACAGTTATTCCTATGAGGCTGTAATGGGCGAAGATGCGCTTACACTGTATTTCTCTCATCCGGGCTACCTGTCTATCCCCGTGGGTTCATGGTGTGAGTTCTACGGAAAGCGTTATTCCTTGAAGAAAGACAGCAATTTCAAGAAGAACGGAGAAAGGAACTATGATTATACGCTTATCCTTGAAACCTCGAAAGCCGATATGGAACTTTGGAAGATACGCAATACGGTAGATAACCGCATCAAGTTCCCATATACCGCCAAGCCGAAAGAGCACTTAAAGCTGATAGTGGACAATCTGAACAGACGTTCTTCGGGGTGGGTAATCGGTGAATGTATTGAGGGTACGGAGAAGCTGATAAACTACAACCATACCTACTGCTTGGACGCTTTAAGCCAACTGGCAGAAACCTATGAAACCGAGTATCAGATTACGGAAACTATCATAGAGGGTGTACATACAAAGACTGTACATCTAAAGAAAGTCGAGTACAACAAAGATAATCCTTTAACCCTATCCTATGGCAAAGGGCATGGCTTCAAGACGGGTGTCGGTCGGGAAAGTGGCGAGATACCGCCCGAAATCATCCTTGTGGAAACAACCGAACGGAATATTGACTACTCCAAGTACGGAGCAAAGGAACTGCTGATGCCCAAGTCGCAGACCATCCGCTATGACGGCACGCACTTCGATGGCGAGGACGGCTTCAACGCGGATATTTCCCGTACCTACGAGACGGATGAATACGGTACGGGGGTCATGCGTGCCGACCGTGAGTTGACTACCGCCAAAGAGGACAGCCTGGATTGCACCGGGATTTACCCGTCAAGGGTCGGGACGGTCAGCAAGGTAGTTACGGCCGATACGGAGAAACATTTCTATGACTTCTACGATAACGACATTCCGGGTAACCTGAATTTTGAGGATTGTCTTATCGAAGGTGAGAAAATGACCGTTATCTTCCAGTCGGGCATGCTTTCCGGCAAGGAGTTCGAGGTTAAATACACCCACATAGGGCGCAAGTTCGAGATTGTCCCGCAGGAGATAGACGGCATTACCATGCCGGACGGCGGCGTGTGGATGCCGAAGGTTGGCGATACGTATGCCGTGTTCAATATCCAGTTGCCCGAAGCCTATATCTGCGACAATGCAACGAGAACGGGCGCATCATGGGATGTGTTCCGGGAAGCGGTCAAATACCTTTACGAGCACGAGGACAAGATGTTCACGTTCACCGGTACACTGGACGGTATATGGGCAAAGAAACGCTGGCTGACTGTTGGCGGCAAAATCGTGTTGGGCGGTTTTGTGAAATTCACCGATACGCAGTTCCATCCCGAAGGCTCGCTCATCCGTATAACGGGTATCAAACGGTACGTAAACAACCCGTACAGTCCCGAAATAGAACTGTCAAACACTCCGGTAGGCACATCTGTCAGCAGCGAGCTTAACAAGATAGGTACGAACGAGGTGCAGGTCGAGGAGAACTATAAAAAGGCACAACAGTTCACCAAACGTTATTACCGCGATGCAAAGGAGACAATGGAGATGCTTGCCGACAGCCTGCTGAACTTTTCCGGTGCAATCAACCCGATAACGGTCGCCACCATGCAGATGCTCGTAGGTGATGAAAGCCTGCAATACCGGTTCGTCAACTCCAAGACAAACCCGGTTGCGGTTAAGCACGAGATAACCTACAATCAGAGCACGAAGGTGCTGAACGCCCCGGCTGGCATCATACAGCACATGACGTTGGGCATAACCGAAATCAAGAACAGTCATTCCGCAGGCGATTACAAGTATTGGGATATGGCGGAGTACAACTCCCCTTCGCTTGTCGAACCGGAAAAGAAATTCTATCTGTACGCCAAGTGCAGCAAGGGCAGCCAGTCGGGTACGTTTCTCCTTAGTGAGACAGCTATTGCGTTGGAACAGATAGACGGTTATTATCACCTGCTTGTCGGTATCCTTAACAGCGAGAACGGCGGAGAAAGAAGCTTTGCCACATTGTATGGGTTTACAGAGATACTACCGGGACGAATAACCACGGATAAGATAGTTTCTTCCGACGGTAATACTTATGTTGACTTGTTGAACGGCGAGATTGGCGGACGCATCAAGTTCCGTTCCGGCTCATCCGGTCTGAAAAACATGGACGAATGGCCCGGGGTGAGCAATGATATTTCCGGTGCACAGACAACCGCTGATAACGCCTTGGCTGATATTACTTCATTGGAAAACAGTCTTGGAGGGATGGCTTACGAGGACTTGGTTTCGTTGGCGAAGCTGGACGAGACGATTATCGAGGGAGGGTATATAAAGACAAGCCTGATAGATGCGGAGGCTATATTTACAGTTACCCTACTCGCCAATTTGATAAAGACGACAGAACTCGTGGCAGAGAAGTTTAATTTGAAATATGGTTCTGTTGGGGATTTTAAGGTTTCATCAAGCCTGAACGCCAAAAGTGGTAATGATGAAATGCTTCTTTCATCTTCACTGATACGTTTTACCAACCAATATGTATCAACCTTTATTGGTGCTGATACTGTCCCTGCTTCATCCGGTGGGTCTTTCGTCTGTCCGATAAGGATAAATGTAAGTCGTGGAATGTCTTCCTATTCAGCCGGTATAAATACATGTTTTCATTTATCGGTAGAGGGAGCTAAGAATTATGATGATTATGTAGAAACAGGCAATCATGCTTTGTTTGTTCCTAAAGGAGATATTTGTGGTTTCAGATTAAGAACAAGAAGAATTGACAGCAGTCAAACATTATCTCTTATGGACAGCATTATAATAGCTATATCACAAGGAGTCACATTAACTCTTCCGACCAATGCCGAGGACGGGCAAATATATTTCATAAGAAACCATTCAAATGGAGATGTTCATGTATATGGCAGAATAAGTCCTTTGGGCTATCCTACGTCAGAAACAAGAAGTGTACATATAACAGCAGGCTGGTTGGCTATTTTCATATATGACAAAGTAAATAATATATGGACAGGCAATAGATTCTCATCCGGTTGGTAGAATACAAAAAAATAAGATATGGAACTGAATGACTGGTTAGCAATAATAGGTGCGATAGGCGGCAGCTCTACAATTACATGGGCGATAACTTTTTGGGTGAACCGGAAAACGAACGCCCGTAAAGAGGACGCTTCCGCTGACGCTATGGAAAATGAGAATAAGCGTAAGCAAGTCGCTTGGCTGGAAGAGCGCATAGCACAGCGTGACACGAAAATAGACGGACTGTATGTCGAACTGCGTCAGGCGCAAAGTGCCCATCTGGAAGAAGTCCATAAACGGCATGAGATAGAATTGAGACTGAAAGAGGCTGAAATGAAGCGGTGTGATGTCCGGGGATGTAGCGGGCGGAAGCCGCCGAGCGATTATTAATATATGGAAGGGAAAAAGTTTCCCAACTATTCCCTTCCATTCCATTTTTAAACAGAGAAAAAACAAATGTGTTTTTCGTATACAAATATAATCTAAAATCAAAGAGATATGAAGTATTTTACGATAAAAGAACTTTGCCGTTCGACAACAGCGGCTTGTAAAGGAATTGACAACAGATGTGGCTGTGATATAGAAGCCAATCTGACAGCATTGGTGGATAATGTTCTTGACCCGCTACGCGAATGGTATGGCAAACCTATCGTTGTGAACAGCGGTTACCGGTGCCCTGCGTTGAATAAAGCGGTGGGCGGTGCGGCAACCAGCCAGCACATGAGCGGACAGGCGGCGGACATTGATACCGGAGACAGGCAACAGAATAAGCTACTGTTCGAGCATATCCGCAAGAACCTTCCTTTTGACCAGTTAATTGATGAGAGTAATTTCGCCTGGGTACATGTAAGCTATCGGGCGGACGGTAAGAATAGAAATCAGGTATTGAAACTTTAAAATGAGATATTATGTTGACCGAATTAGTTTTTAAGAAAGTGGAAGAAGCCGGAATTATCCGCCATGTGAGTGACCCGGTGCAAGTGACCGGAGATTTTGGACTGCAATTGAAGTTCATAGCATCCAAGAATGATTTTTACATCCTGCATAGTATGGACGGTACAGATTACAGTATTGCCTATTTTAGCGGTAATACAAAAACTGACGTAATCAATGTGCCTGTCCGCGGCATAATTCCCGGCATGTACATCAAGATAAGCTCGAACACTGAGCCGGCTTCGGGTAAAATCCTAATGAGTGAGTAATTATGGAAGCAATTACTCTTTCTCATGTGCGTATTCCGTCAATAAACATTGGCGGGATATGCCTGCCCGGTATCGGTGCTCCTGGTAGTATTGGTAAAAAGGGACTTATCTGGCCCACTGGTATGAAAGAGCACATCAAGGCTTGGTATGACCCGAAGAAGCAGGGCATGACTAACTTTGATGTGATAGAGGCGTATGTAGAAGATTTTACTAATTGGAATTATGTAAAAGCAAGAGGAGTTGCAACTATTAGCCAACATAAATTCATAATAACAGAATGTATTCTAAAAGGTTTAAGTATTGTAGAAGATATTCAAGAACCATATTCCAATTTAACTGTTCGTATTATTGGTATAACTGATAATCAAGAAGTTTTAATTACCGATTATGTTAATGGGCAACACCAAATCATTAATACTATAACAGAAGACGGAATATATACTATTGAAGACAGACATCATTTTGTAGGCTTTGGATGTAATTTTGTAGGTACATGTAATATCACTATTGAGCAGCTCCCTACATCAATCCTAAAAGACCTTAGCGGCAACGGCAACCACGCTTATCTGTACGGTGGCAAGGGTAAGCTGAATAGTGGTATGGGAGTGTATCAAACAGATTTTAGTTCCTGGAATTATTATCCATCTTTAAGCACAGTTGAATATTCTCCCAAAGGACTTGTTATCAAGAAAGTTAATAGCACTGCACAGTTCTGTGCAAGTGATTTTGTTGGCAAATTTACTGCGGAAGTTAGTGGTATTCCAGAAGGAGTTAGCTTTTATTATCGGTATATTGATAAAACAACTGGCAGTCCCGTTTCTACAACGTTAAGTAACGGCATAAATGAGATTGATTGCAGCAATGCCAATGGAGATGCTAATATGACTAACATGTTTTTAATCGGAGCCGACAATAAAGATATTAATATAACTATCACTCAAATCCCCGACTACCCCGACCAGCTCTGCTACGACGGCAAGATGTACGCAGTGTGCTATGGCTTCCCGATATTAACGGATTACACGGTGATGGCGGAGAGGACGTGGTTTGAAAATAACGGTAATCGAGTATTCATTACTAAAGGCAATATTTGGCCTAATTGCGCATTTGTTTTTGAGAAAATCAATGCCTCATTAGATAGTGAAACCTTCTCATTTTCAAAAAGCACCAGAATTGACGATTTAAGAAGCAAAAGTGGTGTAACTTATCAAACAAAACAATCTTACAACGGAGTTCCTATTGCGGTCGGGGATTCATCTGACGGTGATGTTCTGCTCATAGGGGGACAGAAATCTGGTGAATATATCGGCTGCCATAGCGCCATCATAGTCGCCGACCGCAGCTTCACCGAAGAAGAGATAAACTGGCTGAAACAAAACTGGGATAAGATATGAGAAATAACATCTTAGGGGCGGTGGTCTATCTGTCCACCGCCATAGTATTCGGTGGCAGCACTGCATTGCTGATGCTCTTTATCAAGGAGAACAGCGACCGTTGCCACTACTATAACGGCAAGTGGAACAAAGCAGACTTGCTGTGTGGGGTTGCCGCAATATGTGCAGGCATGGTTGTTAATCATTATTTGTTGAGGTTATGAAAAAACTACTTTGGTTATTAGTTGTATTACTGGCAATCGCTTGTGTGGCGGCTTGGTTCCGCCCGCTTGAGCCTTTGTCGGCAGAAATACGTACCGAGACAAAGATACAGACGGTTGTCAAACTTGATACGGTTCTTGTCTCTAAACCGATAGCTGTGTTTTGGCAGATATTGCCGAATGATACTGTGCGTATAGGTGATACCTTGCTTCATCGCAAACGGGTTGTGTATGAAGATAGTCTGTATCGTGCGGTGGTGAGCGGATATGTAGACCCTCGGATGGATAGTATGACTGTTTATCCGAGGACGGTCTATCAGACTGTGACGAACGACATCTATCATCCGGTCGCTATCAAACCGAAGAAGAAGCGTTGGGGATTAGGGTTGCAGGCGGGGTATGGTTATCCGGGCGGTTTTTATGTAGGTGGTGGGGTGAGTTATGATTTATTTCAGTGGTAATGGTGAAAAAAATATAGATCATAGTATTTCTATTTAAAATAAAATTCATATTTCATCCTTTTTGTGTATTTAGAAATAGTCTAAATTAGGTGTGCTTTATAACAATTTATTTAGAAAATAAGTCATTTTGCACAAAAAATAGTTAGCTTTGTCGCTACAAATTTGTAGCGACAAAGCTAAAAACCTATAAATTTGTAATAATACTGAAATGTAGAACGAATTTATTTTTATTGGAGATTTGTTCTATAAAAGTTTTGGGAAAGGTTTATCCTATCTTAGAACTTTTATGTGTTAGATTAAAAGAAAAGCATAAAATGCCTTATATAAAGAGTAAGTCTATAGAAAATTATAAAGCAGCACTTATGCTATCAAGAGATAGTTGTGGAATGTATTCAGCATCTATACATTGTGCCTATTATTCTTGCTTTTTATTGGTAAAACATATTTTATGTCATAAGTGTTATATATCATATGCAAGTCAAAACAATCAAAATGCAGGTTCTCATTTATATATTATAAAGCTGATTCTTGATGATTTGTTGGCGAAAGGAGAAGATGATGCTTATGATATATTTGATACTAATATAAGTGAGTTGAAGAGATTAAGAAGGATTGCTGATTATGAGAATTCCCTTATTTCTCCTGATGAATCACGAGAGGCTCTTGTTATAGCAGATGAGACATTGGATATACTAAAAGATGTGTATAAAGGATTATGAATGCAACCGATTTTATAAAACAAATGATGGATAAAATGTCTTCTTCGGTAGGAGGCATATCCATAAAGTATGCTTTTGAAAAAAGTACGGGATTTCATATCGTAGAAGTTAGTCCTGATTTGGTAAGAGCAGGAAATGAAACGTATAAAAAAATAGCCCATCAATTTAGAATTGATTTTCACAAAGAGTTTCCAATGGAAGATATAATAATTTCCAAAGTGAACGATTTGCATGATATGACTAATATCATTTATGAAGTTTCAAATACTTCAATTAAAAGTTCAGGTTCATATTCATTCTCCACTTATCACTATGAATATGACGATGTTTATTTACCTTTAGCTGCTTAAAGAATGGCCGAACAAATTGCAAAATTCCGTTTTCTACGTTACAACATAATTAAATCGTCTATTGAAATAGATGATAACAAAGTCGTGAATGAAGACTTAACTGTAGAGTTTAGTCAAGAAGGGGCTGAATGTATCGAGAATAATTTGTATAAACACACTTTGGGTGTAGATATAATGGATAAAAATAATGTGATGCGTATTAAAGTTGTTGTTATCGGTCTTTTTGAATTTGACAGAGACGTAGACGAAAAACTTAAATCGACATTCTTTAATTCAAGTGCTCCGGCAATTTTATTTCCCTATGTAAGGGCTTATGTTACTACTTTAACGGGATTATCTGGAGTCAACCCTGTCATTCTTCCTACTTTGAATCTTGCAGTGAGATAGTTTGAGTAAAATTTAATGTATTTTCTGTTAAAATGTGATATCAACAAAAAAGTCTCGGCTTTGGTCGGGGCTTTTTTATTTAATAATTCTTCCTTGGCTTTGTATTTTTATGAAGTAACTTTGATTTAAAAAGTTGATATAAGATTATTTGTAATTATCTGAAAGCGAAAACAATAAGTAGTGCTATAATATGAAACAGAGAAGAAATAGAGCCGAATCCAACTATAGACGTGCAAAGGTCAATTCATGGTGCAGGCTCTTGGAAAAGGACTTTGATTGGGATTATGTGTTTTTGTTGGAAATAGAACGCAAGAAAATAATGGAAATGCATGAATACTTTAAAAAGTGTACACGTTCAGATAAGATGCCTATAGTGGCAAGAGATTTGCGACTTTGTATCAATCTATTGGATATTGTACTCGAAAAGGATGATTTACAGTTAGAGTTTTCAGAAATGAAGACTATGCGTAGAGATGACGGTATGTATGAAATGGTAGAAAGTCCACATGTAATAGCTTGTAGGAATTTGTACATTAACACTAAAAATGCATCAAGGTTCTGTCTATTCAAATTCCCAACAGATGATTATGATATTGAAATTATTCATAAAGAGGAATTAAGAAGATATAAGGCATGGTATCTATATAATAAAATCAGAACTTACAAGTTGTTTTCTTGGTGGGATTAGGTAATAGGTGTTCATCGTTCTTACATCGTAAGGTTTTGCTAGGTAAGGTAGCCCAATAAGTTACCTTTCCTTTTATATTCAGATTTCAGGAAGAATCCAGACTTATTGTGCATGAAGTGCCCCGACTTCCGTTGGGGCTTTTTTATTTACTTTTTATTTGATAATTCTCTCTTGGCTTTGTATTTTTGTAGATTAACTTTGATTTTATAATACTATGGATGAATTGCAAAACTATAAAACAGTGTTTGTTGTAGGTAACGGGTTTGATTTAAATCTTGGTCTGAAAACTTCTTATAAGGATTTTATGAAAAGCCATTGGTTTTCTGATATAAAGAACAATTTTTTGGTGGACTATCTTCGGAAGAAGCAATCTTTAAATTTATGGATTGATATTGAAAATGAGTTAAGTGTGTATTCACAAAGTACTTTTCTTCCAAGAATATATATAGAAGGTAAACCTAAAAAGGGTGACACATTGCGTGATGAATACAATGAATTGTGCTCTCATTTAAAGTCATATTTGATGGAGGTGACTAAAGAAGGGGGCTATTTCTCAGCTATGGGCACTTATGTATTAGATCAAGCGTTTAAGTTATCCCCAGTATATATCCTTACATTTAATTATACCAATACAATTGAAAATATACTAAGTGATATTTCATATAATGAATCAGAATATATAATTAACCACGTACACGGTACATTAAAGAATGGCTTTGTATTTGGAGTAGAAGATAATGCCCAAGTAGATAAAAAGCATGTTTTTTTGTATAAATCTCATAGTCCTTATCAAAAAGTAAAGGGTTTACCTTATATTTTGGATAACGCAGAAAGAATAATATTTTTTGGATACTCTTTGGGGCAAACCGACCATTCTTATTTTGATGATTTTTTTAGACGACAATCTCAATTTGGGTGTAAAGAAAAAGAATTTATATTTTATCACTATGGACAAAACTCTTATGATGATATGAAGTGGCAAATTAAAATTTTGACAAATAATCAGCAAGCTAAATTTGGAGAATATAATAATATTAGTTTTATAGATATAAACAAAGAGAGATAGTTCAATTTTACTAATAGGAATGGTTGGTAGATTTAATATTATGACAGAACTCAAATATACGTATGCTCTTGATAAGAATGAAAAGTGTGTTGGTATTGAAAATGCTCAGAAAGGAATAGAATATCGATGTCCTCATTGTAAAGGAGAAATGGTTGTAAAAGAAGGTTCTGTTAAAGTAAAGCATTATGCTCATAAGATAAGACCGCAAAACTGTAGCTATGAAACTTATCTTCATGCTCTTGCCAAGAAAAGATTTGAAGAGTGGTTTAATTCAGATGGTGCATTAAATATCTCTTTTAGAACAAAAGATAGATGCTCTAATTTTGAACATTGTCTATGGAATCATGATGACTATACTTCTTCTTATTATTGTGAGAAAGAAACGAGCCAATCTTTTAACTTAAAGAATTATTACAATGTAATCACTCGAGAAAAAACATATAAGGGGTTTCGTGCAGATTTGCTTCTTACCAATTCGGAGAATAAATATGAACCTGTTTTCATCGAAATTTTAGTTTCACATCAGTGTGAGAAGGGGAAGTTAGGGTCTGGGATACGTATTATTGAGGTGGCTCTAAATTCAGAATATGAGCTGAATACTATTATACAAAGTGGAATGATTTCCGAGAGCGAACGAGTGAATTTTTATAATTTTAAACGTAGATGTAGAATATCTGAAACTGAAGGTTTGATGCTTAATAAGTTCGTATTATTGGATTCTATGCAAGGTTTTTGTCCGAGTAGTCGTAGCAATTGCAAAATATATACTCAGAGACATTCGTCTGCTATATTTGAAATTACATTCGATTATTTGGCAAATCGTACTATATGGATAAACCCTTTTATCTTTGGTTGGGCAATTGCATATAAGAATTACGAAAATGTGAAGAACTGTTTTTTATGTAAATATTATAAGGAAAGTAAATATACAAATCAAAGGCTATGTTGTCTATATAAAAAGAAAGGCATTGAAAAATATTGTAAATCTAATCAGGCTATAGGATGTAATGAATTCACAGTCGATGAAAACGTTATAAGTGAGAACTACAATTACTTGCCTCATATTGTATATAATGTTTGGAAAAAAGGTATGGATAGTAGGGGGATAAATTATATAAAAGGAAAGGAAACTTACTGAACTGTCTTTCCTTTTATGGCTCATATTTCGAGTTACCCAAAGACAGCAAATGACAGACTTTATGAATCTTCGTATCCAAAAAGGAGAGGAAACGGCTTTGATTGAGTTTGACAGTGCCGGCAAGAGTCTTTCTGTATATGGGGTATCGGTCAATAATGAATTTGACGTGCCGCGTTGGGATATGACTATTATGGATAATTGGGAGCTGATGATAGGTAATTGATATAAAAAATCCCCGTAGCGGCTCAACTACGGGGATAGTGTCAAATAACAGAGTATCAAATATGAGATACTAAGTGAGCCTATTCTATTACAGATAAATCATCGTCAACTTCATACTGATTACAGCCAAAAGCCGCACACATTAAAATAAAGCGTTCTTTTATACCTAATCCAGTATATCTGTCTACGGCTCCACTACCTTTTGCATGGAGGCCTGCTGCGTATTTATCTATCTGAACTTTATTCATTAAATCTACATGAGTTTTACGGGCAAGTTTACTGCTTGCAATCTCATATATGGATTTGTACTCATTTGTTTCCAATGCCGCACTAAACATTGCCACTTTCCGGCTAATCTCACAGTATTCAAGTAGTTTTTTTATTTGATAATTGTACCCGGTTTCACCATTGCCATCAGGATAATAGGGTAACAAAGCATTGCTTGGTAGCCTACCTTTATACTTCATAATAATATCATAAGCAATACGAATGATGGGAGTTTTTATCTCAGTGCGTATAAGTCCATCCTTGTGTGTTTTCTGAGGTAAATAATGAATGTAAGGTATTCCTTCTTCAATGCTGATATTATCAAAAGTGAATCGTCTGAAATCACCTATACGGCAACCGAAACAACATTGAACAACGAATACATCTTTTACTCGCTGCAATGTTTCGGGACATTCTTTGTGGACAACTTCATTGAATTCTGTTTTGGTGAGAAAGAAAGGCTCGTCATATTGTTGCTTCATAATGGACTCTTTTTCTTTTCCTATCTTGCGGAAAGGAGATACGGGAATAACATCATTACTTTCAAGCTCCACCATAAATGCTTGTAATAATAATAGTTTCTCAGCAATTGTATTCTGGCTTCTTTCCTTTGATGGTATATTCCGCTTATTCATTTCTGCGTACAGTTCTGGAAATTTTTCAACCAGAGTGTATTCTTTGCGTAGAAAATCACGAAAATTTAGAATATGTTCCTTATTGAATTCATTGACCGGCAACCCGTCAATGCCATTGATAATGAGGAATCGAGTCAGTTCCCTTATCACTACATCGTAATGTTTCTTTCTGCCGGGACCTATTACACCTGCATTTAGCCATCCGTCAACATAGCGTTGGAACATACTACACATGGATTCCTCTTCACTGCTGATGTTATATTTTTCAGGATGTAAGTGCTGGTCTATTAAGATTTCCAGTTTTTCACTGGTTAATTCTTTGTTGCTCCCATAAATGGATAAAATTAGATTCTTCCGTTCTTCAATAGATGTGTTAAATGATGTTCTTATGTCTAACTTTATAATACTTTTAGCCTTATATTTTTCAGTCTTGGCATCCCAAAGAGTAGGAGAGACCATAATATCTGATTTGTGGAATAACTGTACATTGCGTCCATCAGATAATCGAAATCTGACATTTACTTCTTTATCTTTCTTCCCAGTTCTTATAAATGCTTTTACTGTAGTCATATATTCTCTGTTATATCGGTTGTGCAAATATACATAAATTGCACAACTCAGTTCAAATATTGCACAACATAATGCAATGGCATGCAATATAATATTTTTATATTACTCTGATTTTTAATATAATGTTATATGTATTGGTTTTATAGTATTTTACATTCCGAATCGCAACGGAATCACAACGATAAGGCAAGTAGTCGATAAAAAGGCTGCTTGCCTTTCGTCATTTTACAGGTTATCAATAACTTACTACCTTGGCATTCCCGGCAGAATTCGTGCAGAAAGTAGGTAACTTAGCAGAAACATAACTTTCCGGAGATACATTTTTTAGGCTGGTAGAAATAATTTAGAAAACAAAAATGAGTACGGTAAGAGTCATCCAGAACAAGCAGAGATTGACCAAAGAGGGCAATGCTCCGCTATATATAACCTTTTATCTCGGTAAGGAAAAGTTAATGCTTCCTTGCAAAGTGTCTGTACCTGTTGCTAAGTTTGATGAGAAAAGCGGACTCCTCAAAGGAAACAGTAAGGAAGCAAAGGATATAAATCTTATTGTGAGTAACCTGAAAGCACGTGTCAACGATATATTGGTGAAGTTCCGGCTGAGGAACCAGGCTTTGACAAAAGATATTTTCATGCGGGAGTATAACAATCCAAGTGATTATAAGACTTTCCATGATTTCGTGAAGGAGCATATGAAAACCTACAGCCGGCGAATAGAGATGGGAACGTTCAAGCATCATCTGAGCTGTATGAAAAAGTTCAAGGCATATAATGAACTGTTACAGTTCCGGGACCTTACTCCGGATTATCTGACTGACTACTTGATTTACATGAAAAAGGAGCTTGGAAATACGGAGATAACCGCACAACGTAATATGTCCACCATCAAGATATATGTCACTGCAGCCTACAGAAAGGGCTATATAGAAGAAAATCCTTTCCAGGAATTCCATATCAAAAGAATAAAAAGCGATGTGGACTATCTGACAGAGGAGGAGCTGATGCAGTTTGTGCAATTATACTATCAAAGAACATTGCCGGAAAAGCTTCAGCTGACCTTGGCCTTCTTTCTTTTCATGTGTTTCACGAGCATGCACATTACGGATGCACGTATGTTCTGTATCGAGCAGGTAAACAATGATGTGCTGACTTACTACCGTGTGAAGAACCGGAACTGTAAACCGGAACCGATAAAGATTCCGATGCCGGTACCTGCGGAAAAACTTCTGGAAGAATGGGCAGAGGGTAGGGAAGAAGGACGTCTGTTCAGGAACGTTCAATGTGACCAGGTCGTTAACCGACAGTTGAAGGCCATTGCCAAGGAACTTGGGATTAACAAAAAAATATCGGCCAAGACAGGAAGACATACGTTTGCAACTATTTATCTCCGGAAAACAAAAGACTTATCCAGCCTGCAAAAATTGCTTGGACATAGCAATATCCGGGAAACGATGATTTATGCGCACGTCATGGATGAGAGCAAGCGGGAAGGCATGCAATGTTTCAATAGCTTCACCCTATAATAGGGGCCAAAAGCCGTACAATCGTGCGGATGATTCATAATGTTTTATTTATCAAATAAATGCGGCTGCACCGATTTGTACAAGTTCGTACAAAATGAGGTGCAGCCGCACGAATTTATGCTCTCTCGTACATCACCCAGTAGGGGTTGTCCTGCCAAATATTCTACATGGTACCCGGCATCAGACAGTTGTTTGGCCAGCGCCATCGGAGCGACATCGACAATGTTCGACAGCTCATATACCAGTTCAGCGGTGGTCTTGTAACATTTCTGTGAAGTGGTGCCGATGGGTGAATAGTTCTGGCCGATGAAGTTTGCTATGGCTTTCTGCCGTTCGGCTTGTTGCTTCTCCAATTCGTCTCGTTTGTCCGGTCCTTCGTCGTTTTGATAAGAACGGAATCCTATAGGCTTTTTCATTGGGCACCTCCTTTCTGATTAGGAATAAGGCCTAAAAATTCGGTACGGGCATTATGTAATGTTGCTAAAACATCCAAAAATGTTTTTGAATTGTCATAGAAATAACCACTGTATTCAAGAAGAAAGCCGATACTGTCATCCAACAATTCTGCAAGGGATGCCGCTCGATTATTTTGCAATTTCAATAAGCAATTAGATATGGAATCGTCAAGTACAATTCCATTAACGGTAGTATTATCCATTCTCACCTCCTTTCTGTTCCAGCATATTCGCCTTCTCACTAAATTGATAAATGGAACGTACCTTGCAAATATCGAGAAAGAATACCGTGTCCGGGCATCCACCACTTATGACATGGGCCTCGATACGTATGGTACGGTCATTGTCAATCAGGCTGGCAGTGTATTGCATACGTTTCATCTTCGGATGTTCGGCATTGATGCGGTTGACCACATCGCCTATTTCATGCTTGAGTGCATCCAGGGAAAGTTCATCCTTGATAAGAACATCTTTATACTTCTCTACATAATCAATAACCTTTTTCCATGCCCGGTTCTTGGGGGAATAGGTCTGCAGATGGTAAACAAAGAACATCATGCTTTGCCTCCTTTCTCATTAAAGGTGATGTTGACTGTCCCACCATTGACATAGATGGAAATGGATTTGTCACTACGTGCTGCACGGATACGTTTACGTCCGGCGCACAGTTCAACACCCAGCTGGGCAAACAGTTCTTGAACCTTCTCTGCGGATACATAGCGTCCGTGGGCGCTTTGATTTTATTTTTTCATACTGTTTGATTGTTTCGCTATAGGCAGAAAAACGGCTGCCATTTCCCGTGTCGCGAAACAATCAAACAGTTGTCACTCCGTAGAGCAAAACAAATTGATGGGAAAGGCAGCCGCCAATTTCGTATGTATCATTTTACTGACGTCAGTAAAATGGTCTATGTATGGGCATAAAAAAAGCCCATTATGTCATGAGCATTAACCGCGCTCTGCGTACATGACTAACATGTTTGATTATTTTGCGTCACAAATATGCGGGTTTATTTTGGAATGGCAAAAGAAAAGCGGAGATTTTTTGTTTCTCCGCTTTTAATGTCACATTAAAAAGTTATACTGGCAGACAACCCACCTGGTGATGCTGACATTTTCAAGTATTTACCAGCCAACCATTCATAACGCAAACTCGAAGCATACAGAATGACAGCAGCCGCTCCAAAAATGACACTGGTTCCGGCAACGGCCACTTCATAGTCTTTGCTGTTATTGAAGAACCAGATACCTCCACTGACAGCCGCACATGCTAAGGACGCTGTTTTGAATCGGGAAGATTTAAGCATCATGTGCCCAGCTTCAAATTGTGGATTCCCTACATCTTTTCTCAATTTTAACGACTGCATAAAAGTCATTGGCTGTTTTTCGGCATTTGGATTCTGCCCATCGACTCTCTCCGGATGTCCTGGAGGTATTTGCCTCTCGGTTGTTTCTGTGTTTCTACGATTTTCACGTCTCATTTCCGGACGTTCTTGTGCTAAAACAGTGTTTGCCACTAAGGACAGAACACAGATTAAAAATAAAACTCGTTTCATATTCAATTATTTATAGTATTTTTGCCAAAAAGAAAGTTATCATGAAATATACCGATAAAGATATACAGCAAGCTATAGAGCTTTCACAATATGCAGCCAATAAATGCTCTGAATTAGAGGATTACTCCATAGAGATGGAAGAACAGCTGTTTCGTTTACAACGGAAATGCAGTTTAATCAGAACATTGCAGATAACCACTCCCATAAGTTTGCTAATCGGTCTTTTGTTAGGACTCCTAATATAAAACCCACCGCTCCCCAAACAGCGCTGGCAATATTGATATAGTTTCCCCACAATGTCGTTTTCTTTATCCTGCTATCCAGCTCGTTTTCTTTTTCCTTCATCTCCAAATATTTGGCAAACCCCATTTTTACAGCTTTCTTGCCTTCGCGGGTCAAACAAATAGATTCAGTTTTTCCTTGTGCAGTAGAAATTAATCCTTCTGAATCTATGTCCGTTATAGCTTGCGTTATACGTTCCATATTATAACCTTTTTTTTGAAATTTGTCTTTAATATCCTTAGGATGAATAATGGTTTGTTCTGATATATATGTCAGAATGAAATCTTCCAATGAATTCATATCTAAAAAATCAATTCCTTATGCCGCGCGCCCACCGGAACCACCCGGAACCCGATTGAGTACGGGTTGCACGGCATAAGGAATTGAAACGTTTGGTTTATATTGGGCACTGCAAAGGTGTTAATTCTATTTCACATATCCAACAAAGAGATACAAAAAAGGCTTCCAACCCGTGGAAGCCCTCCTAATTGTCATTAAAAACCTTACGGCCTCGCGATTGACCGAGAAGTATTTTTCAATTCATTGGAATTTACATCATGCCAAGTGCACCTGACTTATGTCATTCAGAAAGCCATGCAATGCGCTTTCTATTTTTTCAACCTGAGCTTTACGTGGTTTTTTCAAACCTGATGCGTAATGTCCCAAGAGTTTCTGGTTGACCCCCGTTATACGCTCCAGTGCAGCCTTGGTAAAAATACCGTTATAATACTGGAGGAACGACTGTACATCAAAAGTCCATTCTACGGATATTTCTCCTTGTAATTCTTTAGGGACTGTAGAATTATGTTTTTTATACAGTTCAATGGAGGCAAGAAGATTCTCTTTTGTTTCCTGCACAGTTTCACCCTCTCCATAGATACCAGGAACATTGTCAGCCCACGCACCGAACAAGTCCGGTCCTTTTTCAATTGTCACTTTAAGTTTTCCCATAATAAAATCCTCCTTTCAAACATATAGAGAAAAGGGGGAGCTTATTCAAGCTCCATATCCCTGATAATTTTCTTTCTTAGTCCTTCACCCATTTCTTTGGCGCCGTGGTAGGGCACCGGGTATCTGATACCGTTCTTGTCTTCATAAATCCGATGGCTCCCGTCTCCTTCACCTTTTATCCAGTGCCATCCTCTTTTCTTTCCACGTTTCAGTATCTGACTATGAAATTCTCTTGATTTAACCATATCTTAGTTGTTTCAATGATGCAAAGGTAGTAAAAATTCTACTTTATGCAAATTGTAGCTAACACTTGAAAAGGGACCCGGGTAGCATTTGAAACGTGTACCACCCGA